TATCTAATAACATCCTTTGAAGGTCTGTGGTACTTCCTACAAATACATTATTATTCGTCACTTCTCGATTAACTGTTTCTTCTTTTTTATTTGTCAAATCGTCTTTATCTTTTTGAAGTTTCATTAACTTCTCAGTTGTATCACCTAAATCTTTTATTGTTTTAGATAATACCTCAAATGCTCGCGGGTGCTCGCTCTCGCGTGCGAGCTCAGCCAGAACATCTAAGGACATAGTACCAGTCCTTATTAAATCTTTATATGTTGCTCTTGAAAATTCATAATCATCTTTGATATCTTTATCTACGATAGGACGATTAGGTATTTTCTCTGGAAGGTTTTTTTCTAAAGCCTTCATCATTTTATCATGTTTATTCATTATGTCACTATATCTATTCTTCCACCCATACCACTATGGCTTGAGCAGAAATAATACAATGTTGAAGGTGTAGTATCACCAACAACTATTTGTATTTGAGTCGAACTCGGCTCTGATACTCCTGTTGTATAATTTGAACCACCACCATGTGTACCATCGTTTGTGGTTGAGAATTTTAATGGGTGGGCAGACGGGAAGTTAATTATATATGTTCCACCTCTTTGGAAACTAAAGTCTGCCTGTTGAGTATTATTCCAGTAATATGCATTCCCTGTACCAATTGTTTTGGCTGCCACAGTAAATGTATATGTGGATGTACCAGTTTGTTCGTTATCACCACCACCATCAATGACTGTTGTGACGGTATAGTTATCATCAGCATCTGCTTCTGGCTGAGTGACTCTTAAAGTCATTTCTTCTAATACATTTGTACCAGCTTGGTCTTGGTTAAAGTCAATATTAATTTCTCTTATAATTCCTGTATTTGAAGCCGGTCCATAGAATTTCATTTTCATTGTAAAATCTAATTGATATGTTAATACTCTTCTTGCAGTATAATCACCTTCGTACTCATCATTTACTGTGGCTGATGTAAGTACAATAGGAACATCCTGTTTTAATTGAGTCCAACCATCAATAGGTCTTATTGTCACAGTATATTCTGGTTGGAAATAAGGAAGTATTTGTTCCATTATTTGCAAACCATCATCTTGGTTCTTTGCCAAAATATATAATGACATACCAATATCGTATGTGGTATAATGTTTAATTAATCTTTTCTTGGTAACGTCAGATGCGTTTACTTCTGATACTGCAGCTTTTTTTACTAATCTTTGATTAGGGTCTAATGCTAAGGATGTAATTTCAAATGCCATCCTTGGTAATTTAATTGCCATATTAGCATCGGCACCGGTATCAGCATCTAAACGAGCTAAAAACTTTTGTTTCGGTCCATAGGCTAATGGAACCTTCATGGTATTAATAATATTACCAGAAGAATTCTTTCTTACTATTTTGAGATTATTAAAAAGAGTTCCAAAGACCGCAACGGACTTTCTCATAGTAGCATGATAAAAATGGTCGCCAAACATTAGTATGTCTCCGATGGGTCACCAAATGGATTGACCTCTGAAAAATCGAGGAATCCATCTGCTATTGTTTCGAAATCTACATTTTGAGCCATTGCATCATCAGCCCAAGCTACGCCTTGAGTATCTGTAAGGTCATTAAAGATTGTAGAGATATATCCTGTAGCTCCTGAGGTTGTACCAACAATAATATTTCCTGCAACATTTGTAAATTCTCTGTAATCATCTGTACCAGTGATTTGTATCTGGTCAATAAATACTCTCATTTGAGTTGAAGAGATTTTAGTTCTTTGAACAACTTCACCAGTAATAATAACATTTGGTGTGACACTTGAATCTAAAGTTTGTCTTACTCTTTCGCCAAGTTCCATATATGTATTATCGGCTGAAAGAATAATATCAAACGCAACTTGATAATTTTCATTTGCTAAATCATCAATCGCTTCAATTTCTGTATCGAAATCTTCTCCAGAATATTCAAATAATTCTGTAGTTAATTTATAAACAGGTAAGTTAGATAATTGATAGAAGGGTTTATCATCTTCAACAAATTTAATTTCAAAGAATTTATTTGTCATTGGCATGAATAACAAATCACCTTCTCTTGGTTTAGGATTCACTGCACCAGTATAAGAAGTATCTACTCTTGCAATTCTTCGTTCCCATACTTTACGAGAAATTACGAATTCTGCTTCGTCTCGTATTTCTAATCCAAACTTAGAATATAAATCTACGGTATTATTAAATCCATCTACATTTTCTAAATATGCTTCAATAAGATATGCATCATCAAATTTTGATGCTGGGTCTTCATCAAAGATAGCATCTCTATTTACAAGAGTACGTGGGATATAATAGACGTCTTGTCCATATATCTTAAGAGATTCTATTATCAGGTCTTCGTAAAGGTTTTGTTCGGACCTTACTGCCTGACTGAAATAAACATTTCTAGGCATTTATTACCCCGTGTAAAAATCAACTGGTCTTTCCCAATTCAATCTTGCTTCTTCTTCTAATAAGGTTAATTCTTCTTTGGCATCATCAAATAATTGACGGCCATTAAATGCAACACCACCCGGCATTTGCATTCCTTCAAATTTTAATAGGTTTTGGCCCCATTGCCTTTTGATTAAAGCAGTAGCATATCTTTTTAAATAATAATCATTGTATATATCAGTATAAGTTGCTGGGTCTATCACTCTCATACACTCAACAACTAAATATTCATCAGGTAATACTTCTTCTGACCAATCCATAAATACTTCTAAAGTATTTCTATGTCGATTAAAATCAATAACCTTTTGGTCGGAATCAATTACTTTATCTAATAAATCTAGATATTCCATACTCATAACGTATTCAGCTAAACTTCCCATAAAGCCAAGGTTATACATATCGTGTAAATGTATTTGATATCTTACATCGAACATATCACTTGAGGATACATCATCACGTATTGGCATAACTCTTATCACATCGGTAATTAAACTATTGATTGGTATATAACCATTTTCAATATCACCTTTTGTTATTCCATTTGCTCCAATTGTTGCTGTAGCTCCGGATGTTCCACCAGTAACGACGTCACCAACAGCAAATGCTTTATTAGAATCTTCTAATGCGTTATATCTTAACTTACTAGCACTGGTTATTGAATCAATAACTGCCTTTGCTCCTGAAGTTCCACCTGTAATTGTTTCACCTTTTACAAATGTACCATTCGAATCTGATGCAAAAGCAAGCTCGGTATTTGTGACTTTATGTTTTAAAAAGAATTTTTCTGTGGCATCGTCATGATAAGTTTGCCAAAATTGAATAGCCTCATCTACTCGATCGTCTAACTGATCGTCGTCAACATTGATTTCGATAACTGGGAAACCCAGTTGTCTCAAACAATAATCTTTAAATGTATCTTTCGAATTTGGCGCTGCCATAATCTTCCTTTCCTATATAATCTATTTATACTATTTATACTCTTATGGTTGATAATGCCTTTGTATTGTGGAATTATGCCATGAGAATATTATCGTTCCAGTAATCTGTAATGATGAGCTTACCCCTACTTTTAATACTCCATCTGCCCAATAAAAATCTGGGTGAGTAATACCACCATTAGCTCCATTTGCAGAATGCACTGTTGCTCCATCTATATCTTCCCAATCTGAATTACTTTGTCTTCTACGAGTGGAAGTCATTGCTCTTCCTTGTCCCATATTTCTACCAGCATATCCGTATAATCCTACATAATCCATTGTTGCTACACCTGTTGTTGCTTGGTCGTATTCTGCAAGTTCTACAATATTGTGTGTTCCAGCATCTAAAAAGAATGGAATAATCATAGTTCCTTTTGTGTATTGATTTCCATTTGAACCTGTCATATGGATAGAACCCCAAACAGCTGGTTCTCTTACTACACCAAAAAATGTTCCTTGTGGTTTACCATAACCTAAATCTAAAACTTCAAATTCTTTTGCATAGAGATATTGTGTTCCTGCTACTGGACTACCTGAACCATTAGAGTTAACCATTTCTAATTTAATCTGATCGCCGGCATGGAATTCACCAACATCAACATCAAAACTTCTAAATGCATG